TTCTGCTTTATCCATTGTTCTTCCTCAGGCTCTACAGGTCTTCTTACCTCTTCAATTTCCCTGCTTTCTTCCTCTTCTTCGTTTTGCAGGTTAAGAGTTCTTACCCCTAACATGTCTGCTGCCGCCAATGCATAGACTTCACAGTCTAAATAGTGATTGTCTGCATGTGAGTACTTCGGCTGCCACACCTGCCTTACCGTGCTACCATTCTTCTGGTTTACCTTATGCTCATTGGTTACCTGCGTGGCATATTCTACATCACAGCCGTTGTACACCATCCAGCTTCCTTTGCCGTTTGGCCTTCTCATTCTGCCTGCAATCATATCTTTATACTTATTGCCATCTACAAGTATAAGGCTCATTCCATCCGCACTGCTGCCTGCTCTGTTAATCTTGCTTATCTTGTATTGGTTTAGTTGGTTGTGGCTCGCTCCCTTGACTGGTAATGCATATTCTGAATGATTCACGCAAAAGTCATACACATCATCTGTCTGGTCGCCTGAATCCACCAAGCAAAGATTGACTATAAAGCCTTCCCCCTTCTGATTTCTGTAGACCGCATTCATAACCTTGTCGATTTCTCCAAACGATAAAGCCTGCCCATGGGCTATGTTCTGGCTTGTAATATAATCTCCCCATGCTCTTATAGTCCAGTAAAGTGAACTTTCCTGAACATCAACTCCAGCCGTTATAAGCTTAGCCCATTCAGGCACAACAAATTCATCAAGCTCAGTCTGTCTTTCAAGCACAAGCTCTGCACTTGTCTTAAGCTTAGTATCCTCCCAAGGCTCTGCAAGCCAAGAGTTTACAAAGTTCTGAAATTTTTCAGGATCATCTTTAGACATCAAAAACTTTTTGGCAATAGCTGACCATCTTACAAACGGGCTGTATAAAGTATTCATCCAAAAAGCTACACTCCTAACATACTTGGTGTTATGCCTTACAGTTCGCCATTCACCTTTTTTTATCATATAGTGCTTATCTTTATCACTAATGATACAGCCACACTCCTGACATACATAGTGGGCAAGCTCTGCCCTGTCTGCATAACTCATTCCTTCATCATCAGGAAACTTTATATTCTGAAACTTAAACTCAATGTATTCATCACAATAAGGACAAGGCACAAAGAAGTGCTTTTCTATATCTGCTTTTTCTTTTTCCTGCCATATATGGCCTGTTTTAAGTGTAGGCGTACTTGTTATAAATATTTTGCAGTTGTGAAATGTCTTGGTTCTTTCGATTGCAAGCTCAATAGGGTCTGCTTCTTTACTTGACGCTCCAGGATACTTGTCTACCTCATCAAGCATCAGATATTTTATTGGCTTAGAAGCAAGCCCTGATGGTGAGTTTGACCCCGCCAAGGTAAGGTACATTCCATCAAATTGAAGTTCTAGGAGCTGTGAGTTTTCATCAAACCTCTTCTTTAGTTCCGGAGAAGTCTTAAACATAACCTGTAGTCTGTTCTCCGATACCGACTTAGCTAATATTTCAGTTGGATATACTACCATTGTTGGTGAAGGCTCCTGCATAACAATATATCCAACCATATTTTGTAATGCTTCAGTGCCACCGACCTGTGTGGGCTTAACGAATACAATCTTTTCAGTTTCACAATTATTAAACTCATTCATTATCCCTACAAGGTATGGAGTGACTTCATTATTCCACCTTCCCGGCATTGCTGACGACTTAGAATCCAACATTCTGTATTTTTCTGCCCATTCTGATACTGTCAAGGTTTCAGGCGGTGCCAACAGCCTTAAGGCTTCCAGTTGGTAATCAGTAACCCATATTTGTGCAGTCTTAGTTTTCTTTACCTTAACTGGTGCTGAAGTCTTTCGCTTATTTACTGGCTTGCTTTTTAAACTTTGCCTTTTTATAGCCTTTTTACTCTTTGCCGTCTTTTTCTTTGCTTCTTCCTTTTTCTGCATTTATGATAATCTCCCTTAATAATTTGGACATTTCATCTGTAAGTTTCTTTTCTATTCGTCTCGCTTCCTCTGGCTCTACAGCTCCGCTTATCTCTCCAGTTACTTTAGCTGGAATTGCCATAACATAATTTTTGAAAGTGATAAAAAACCTGCTGTAGTCAAGTTTCACGTCATCAACAGATATGTACTTACCCGTAACTATATCAGTCTTTAGTGCGTGCAGTTCTCCCTGCGACTCCTTTAGTCTGATTTCAGCTTTTAGTTTTTGGGCTTTCAACTCTTCTTCATTTTTAGACTCTGCCTTCCCATGTGCCTTATTAGACAGATGACTGACATATCTTTTAACTGTATCTTCTAGGTTGTATCTCTTCCCGCCTTTTGCCTTTTCAGTTTCTATGATACCGTCCGCACTAAGATTCTGTATGCTTCTTACAGTCAGCCCAAATAATTTAGCAATCTGGGAGCCGTTACAATGTATTACTTCTTTTAATGCTCTTTCACTCAAAATCTACTCTTCTCCTTTCTGCAAAAGTATATTAAAAAAGCATCTTACCGATTGGTAAAATGCCATTGCTCTGTCTTTTCAAATCTCTCCCTTACCATTATAGCACCGCTCACAGTGCGCCTTTGTGCTTTCTTTTCAGATTGCTATAACTATTAATTATGTTTATATAACTTACGGTTATAGTCGGCAACGAAACTGCGATTTCAATTTAGTTTTTATCGGGAAAAATGCCGCGCCTCCCTCGCCCCGCTACCCCGCACGGGTGTTCGGAGTACCTTGAACGTGCGTTCGATTATTTGGTTACAAAATATCATTTTATGCTTAAATAACTATGATATCTGTATTAAATACTTTGCTTTATGTACTCTTGCTAACAGTCATTAGCACTCGTTGTTGTTGATTGCTAACACAATGATTGTTTTATTATCTTTTTATAATACTAATTTGATAACTGTGTTGAATCTTCCCTAAGATTATAATAAACAAATGAGGCTGTAGACTATGCCATGGGTGGCATTACAGAGCAAAGTAAAAAAATTTATTTTACCTATTGACATATTACGTAATATGTGATATTATATAGTTGTAAGCAGATAGCAGGCGACCCAAAAGAAAGGAATAAAAAATATGGGGCTTGTGATTATCGAAATAGTGATAGTTGTAACGATAGTCTATGATATAATTAAAGGCATAAAAAACAGGGTTGACAGCGACAAAACTAACAACCCTGATGATAAAGACCTAAAGTAACTCATTAACTAAAGCCTTCTATCTGCTTATATTATATCATAGAAAAATCAAAAATCAATAATGGAGGTTTAGAAGATGGTTGAGAATAAAAAAGAATTTAATCAGATTGAATATCAGAATAAATACATTAAAGAAAAATACGACAGGGTAGGGCTGACTATGCCCAAAGGAAAGAAGGAAATAATAAAAGCAAGAGCCCTTGAGGAAGGCATGAGTATAAATGAGTATATAAACGCCCTTATTGATAAAGACATACAATCGAGACAGTAGGACAATCCCCCATTGTTATAGCGGGGGATTGCTTTTTCAGCCTATTACATATTAGATATTTATTGACTGTTTATGCCTCTCTTTCTATTCTTTCCTCTATCGCCTTGTTTATGAATGTATTAAGGCTTTCGCCTAGGCTCTCAGCTATTGATTTTAACTCTTCTCTTTTCCCTTTTTTAACCATCAACGCAACTCTATCATAAGCTTTTGCATTGTATTTATTATTTGCTCTTGTTCTTGCCGTGCCCTTTGTTTCCATAATACTGTTGCACCTCCTGTCTTATTATCTTTCATTATACAATAAATTTTTACATTGCACAATTGTATAAACTGCACAATTCTTTCTGTACTTGTGCAATGGTATTTTGTGAAATATTCCGTCTTGATTATGTACTTGTACAATGGTATGATATAACCATAACAAAACAAAAACAAATCACAAAGGAGATAAACATTATGAAAGAGTTATTAAGAAAATTAGAAGCAGCAGAACAGAAAACAAGCAAATTAGAATTAAAACTTGATGAGAATTTCGAAAAGGGAATTGACACTGAAAAAATTGAAAAACTCTTTGATGAAGCTTACAAGAAAGAGTTTGAACTTTATATTGGTTTAGCAAAAAAAATAGAAAAAATAAGTAACGGAAAAATTAATTTTGACACCGCTAAGAAGCTTATTACAGAAAGACGAAGTGAATTAAAAGAATTATTACAAAAAATAGCATAGGACAAAGGGCGCGCAAGCCCCCAGCAGAAACAATAATTAAAACCACAAAGGAGAAAATACAATGAATAAAAATTTAGTAAATGAATTAGTAAAAGAACTTTATAACAGAGAGATAACAAGTTGTCTTGACGAAGAGTACACAATTAAAGGTGCTTGTAAAGTTTCCTGATAGCGATGGAGTGAGGTCTTACTGGATTACAAGCAAAGCCTTTGCACAGCTTGAAAAGCAATACCCAATATCTGAAAGATGTTTATTGGATTAATAAAAGCCCTCTATATGAGGGCTTTGTTTATGTCCTGCACCTGTATTCTTCAACCACCTGCTTAACTTTGGGGAATTCTAAAAGTCTATAAAGGGCTTTCCGCCAGCAGTATACTAACATTGTTTTACTCCTATGTTCCATTTTTTCAATTTCCCACCACCGCAATGAGTCAATATATCTATATTCTAATATCATTCTCCCTTCATCGTTTAAATCTAAGAATTCAATAATTTCATTTAGCCTTATGTATTCCTTTTTAGCTTCCTCTATTTTTTCCTTTATCCGTATGTCTATCTCATCCAGTTGTAATGGTAGCGTTGCACTGCCTTCTCCGGGTATCCCTTTAGCTTTTGGCATACCGTCAAATTTAACCGTTGTTAAGGGTGAGCTAAAGTCTAATAGTATCTGCTTCCTTCTATTCTCAAGTATCTTTTTTCTTTGTTTACAACGGTTATAACTTTGTAGGTATGTATCAAGTGTCTTTGCATCGGATGACAGCTTTACTTTGTGCTTGTCCATTGGCATCACCTCCCTGTATTCGCTTTCTTTTTCCTTTTCCTGGTCTTTTTTACTTCTTTCTCTTTGATGGCTGCAATTAGCTTGTCTCCATCTATTCCCGTCCAGTATTCAAAGTTTTCGGATTGGAAAAACTTTTCTACCGGCGATAGGTCAGATATGTTCTGATTGGGTAGCCTTTTCTTTTTTCTAAGCTCTGCCTTATAGTCTTGTACTGCGCACTTAACTATGGCATATACCAGCTTTTCAACATTGTATAAGCTTTGTACTTTTTGCATCCTACACCTCTATTATGCGTTAATTAAAGGGCAACTCGTTCTCAACACCATCAGGAATATTCATAAAGCCATCACCTGGCATAGAATCATTGTTTTGTGCCCCTTGTCCTGCTGCCTTGCTTTCTGCGAACTCTATCTCTTCCACCATAATCTGTACACTATAGACCTTCTGACCTTCTTTATTTGTATAGTTATCATTCTGGATACGTCCGGTAACTACTATCTTAGTACCCTGTTTAAGATACTTCTCTACAAATTCCGCTTGCTTGCCAAAGGCTGTACAGTTAAAGAAGTCGGCGGTTACTGTATCCCCCTGCTTCTTGAAGCGTCTATCTACTGCAAGCGAAAACCTTGCTATAGCCATATTACTGTCAGTCTGCGAATATCTGACCTCAGGGTCTCTTGTAAGCCTACCCATCAATATTGCTTTATTCATACTTAGTTACCTCCTTACCTTCAATAAAAGCCTGCACTTTTGCTAGACACTCAGGGCATAGGTCATAGGCATCATTACAAAAGTACTCCCCTTCATCGTTAGCCAATACAAATGCAACCGAATTAGCATCAGATAAGTTCCCATAGCCTTCTATTCCTTCATAAAGTTCGTACAGTTTCCCACATTTATCACACTTTTTTGCTAACATGTTATTCCTCCTCAAATTCAATTAAGTTTTCTTTTACCTCGGTTAGCTCCTTCACTATACTGCTATAGGTATTAAGGTTGTTAAGGTATACCTTGCAGTTATTTTCTAACAGCCTGATTATATCTACTAGCTCCTTCTTCGGCAGATTCATCAAGGTGCTGTCACTCAATGTACTTTGTCCGTCTCCTATCATATATCCCTCCTGTATAGCTTTGCTGTGAGGTTGTAAAGACCGTTAAGATATTCGTGCAAATCATCAAAATAGCTATGTTTTATAGATGTGCTTATATCGTTTATGTAGTTCTCCATTTCAATAATAAAGTCAGTAAGGTTGTTTACATCTATCTTCCTTAGATTATAGCCCTTATTGAACCCCTCACTTCTAGCCTTTTCCACTCTGTTTTCAACATAGGCTACTAGCTCCTTGTCTGACATCGACCTCATTTTATTAGCTTTTTCTTTGATTTTATCCGCCATCTTTCCTCCTCCACAATCTTGTTTAGTTCTTTGGGCCAGTGCCTCAAACTCTTCTTTGAATTTAGCTAATTGCGCCGTTGGAGCTATTATCTCGAGATATTTACTATCTAACCAAGCCTTAACGAACTCTTTTACATCAATGTGTTCTACATTTTTAGATTGCATTGTGTGCCTCCCTTCATCAAGAAAATTCTATCGCCAAATACTTACCGTTTTCGATTGGAAAATAATGTGTTCCTACATAACAGCCCCAGCCTAAGCACTCTTTTTCGCAGTATTGCCCTTTTCCTTGAGGTTCTCCCACAGGTTCATCTACTATCCGCATAGTGCTAGCATGTATGTCTCTAAAGAATGCATGGTATGCTTTGTTAATCTGTTCTGTTAAATAATCCTTTTCTTTGTGTGGGAGGAGTTCATACCTCCTATACATGTCAACAATCTCAATTACATCGTTTGGTAATTTGTCCATTACAAGTCCTCCTCTTTTACGAATAACCCATTTACAAGTTCACCCCTCCTGTCTTTGATTTCCTCATAAGCTGCCTTGATACAGTCGTTTATATCAAGCCCCAACTGCATACAGAGGATTACGAGGACAACATACACATCTCCTATGCTGTCAATTATTAGCTCCCTCTTATCTTTATTTATACCTGTAGCAAGTTCCCCTGCTTCTTCCAGTAACTTTACCATTTGAGCCTTTGGGTCTGCTTTATCCAAGCCTCTGTCTTTAGCCCATTTCTTTATGAGTTCCGTTGTATTCATTTCTGCTGCTTCCTCCTCTTCTTTGGGTACAGATACCAAGGTTTCTGATTTCAGATTACAAAGCGGGCGAACGCCATAGTTGCCACTGTACGCGCCGTTGCTGCTAAGCGTACCGGACGAAGCGACGCACCGCACAATGTACGAGTAGGAGGCTAGGCATGAGTGAGGGGTAGCAAGCCACCACCAGCTCGCCAGCGGTTTTAACAAGTGCCTGTTTCTTCTATATAAATCCGCTGTCATAAGGCTTATGAGGTCTTTACTTGTGCCATAGTCTTTCATTCCGTCATCTGCTGTTAGGTCTGTTTCGATTATTAGGAAGTCTTTTTCTTCTGCGTCATAGTCTGTTAAGGTTTCATAAAAATAATTGTTAAGGCATTCCCTAAGCTCCGACTTCCTCCAGTCGTTGCTCTCCTCGTCAAAGGCTCTTTCTTCTAAAATGTCCTCCATAACACAAAGCCCCGCCTCTTCAAGCCTTATCCAGTTTTGCCCTCCAAATGTGAATACCTCTCCCGGTTTAATTTCACTATATTTCTTTTGCATACTGTTCTCCTTTTCTACTTACCTTTTCAACACGTTCATATCAAAATTACTTTTTATAAATTCAAGTGTCTTTTGATGGTTGCAAGCATTTCCTAAATGCAAATAGATTTCTCTCATTTCATCCTTTGAAAAATCAGTAAAACAGAATTTGTTTATGCCTTGTAATATATAAAGGTCTTCGGATGCGGCTCCTGATATCCATTCTAAAACCTTGCAATCTATATCTTCCTGATACCAGCAGCCACGAAGCGAGAAGCCAATGCTGCCCAATATAAACTCATAACTATTGTTTATAAAACTGCCAGGAAAAGAATCTACTAACCATTTCTTTGTATCCTCCATATCCTCATAACGTGGGTTACATCTCATTAACTTACACCGTAGTTTATCCCCATCGTAGAATTCTGAATTAAAACAATGCTCACAATCAATTCTCTCCATTCTTTCCTCTTCTTTCTCTAACCGTTAGGGATAGCTTAGCAACCGCTATCCCTGTCTTTGTTAGCTCTATATCACTTGTCCTTAGCCTCTGCCTCGTCATTACAGCATGTTCTCTCCTATCTATCAAGGCAAGGTTATCAAGGCTGCAGTTCTCTTTGTCTCCGTCTAAAAATATGACTATATACCCTTGGGGAATTTCACCATGTGCCTTTTCCCAGTTATACCTATGTAGATAGCACCACTTGTCTCGCTGCCTACCCTCATCACTGACTTTGATAACCTTATAGCCATCTTTATCATAAATAATTGCTCCAACAGGCTTGTAATTATGTGGCTTGTGTCCTTTTTTGAATTGTGTTTCTGCCGACCTTCCCATAGACTTAAAAGCTTTGCCTTTATTATGTGGTTTGTTGCCCTTCTTAAACCTTGTATCCCTGCCTGTATGCAATTTATGATTATGCAAGTATGCCTTTAATTTAAGATATGTGATAGTCCCAGAGCCATATCTGTCATTAATAAGGCTAACCATATCTTTCATACTAGTTCCTTGAATATTCTTTTTTACAAATTCAAGCATATCTAGTGGATATTTATTCCTCACTTGTGCCTCCCTTTTTTTCGGTAATCAACACAGACGGTGCCTTCCTACCTATGTTCAGCCCCTGTGCATTTGCCTCTTTCCATGCGTCCAGCTGGATCTTTGCATTGCTTATAATCGCCTGCCCGATTTTAACAATTGTCTCAGCTTTCTTTGTTTCCTTCTCAAGCTGCTCTTCCGTGAGGTCATCATCGCCTACCCTCTCAATAGCCTCAAAGAGGTAATTATTTAGATCTTGTAATGTGTTCTGCATATTATTGTCCCTCCTTCTCGTAAAGCTCATGCTCTCCGTTCATAAGTTTATAACTTTCCTCATCTGCAAAGGAAAATCCAAAGTTGCTAAGTATGTCATGCATTGCCTTAAGTTTCTCCCCTGCTCCCTCGTTGTACGTTACACCGTAATATCCCGCAAGCGATAAATATTCCAGACCGCCGAATGCTACCGCTATCATTTGATATAGAATAGGCAATGCCGTTGCTCTCTCTGTGGCTTTCTTTTTCTCTTCTTCATCTGCATTTTTATATGCCTGCGCCCCCATCAATACACCTGTTAAATTGTACTCTGCAACTGCTACCTTGTATTTAAGGATGAACCCCCATGTCAGCTTGCCTATATACTCAGCATTATCAGGAGGTTCTACTTTACCCTCTAGGATATTTCTAACAAAGTCCTCCATATCCTTGTGCATTTCTTCGTACTTTGCCTTTATTTTTGCCCTTTTCTCTTTAATCTCTTCTTCTCGAAGATCAATCTCTTTCTCTTCCTTTTGCTTTTTCTCTTTTTTTATTATGTCAATGCTGGTATACGAAACTACATAATACAGTCCTTCTGTATGCTTTATCCCTATTTCAGCTTCGTCGGAATCTAGGCTAATGTGTTTAATCTGTAACCAGCCATTAGAATAATAACTTACTCCGTCAGGAGCTTTATTTATTCCCAGCTTTTCGCATTCTGCAATCAGCTTTCCCTTATTCTTTTCCCGTATTTCTTCCCTTGCTGCTTGCCTTGCTTTGTTGGCAAGGTCTTTTGAGTCCCATGCTTCTTTTAAAATTTTATTCCTTATGTTTACGTCCTTAACCTTTTCAAGGGCATACAGGTCTGAAAGTGATAGCTGGAACTCTTTATCTTCTACTTTTTCTACAAGTGTCTCCTTATCAAGCTTAGCAATGTTAAGCCTGTGGTTGATGGTTGTCTTTGAAAGTCCTGTTTTTTCCTCTATCTCTTCCACCTTAAATCCAAAATCCTCAAAGCACATCTGCATGGCTTCTGCTTCTTCATAGACTGTAAGGTCTTTACGGTTCATATTCTCCATAAGCATGGTTGTAATCTGCTCTTTTTCAGCCATATCTTCTACCACTACGCAAGGAGCAGTTTCAAGTCCTGCCTCTCTTGCAGCCGTCAGCCTTCGGTTGCCGATTACAACCAAATACTTGCCTTCTTCCTCTTTATCAGGCACAACAGTTAAATTCTGCATAATGCCGTTTTCTTTTATGCTCTGTGCCAACTCCTCTATGCCCTCGTATTTGCGCCTTACATTCTTAGGGTGTACCTTTAAGTCTTCAATTTTTATCTCAACTACTGCCATTTCAACCTCCTTAATTATTCTTCTTCGTTACTATCAAATATTGTCCTTTGTAATGCACCAGTTACAGGCATCAATATATATTGCTCTGTGCCATCATCCCATACCATTTCACAGCCTCCACAATTTTTCTTGCCTTTGATTTCGCTTTTTAGGTGCATTGCTGAGCTTATTTTGTAAGTAAACTCCGGTGTGATGCTTAATTTCCCTACAGATGCATCATCAACAAGGTCAACATCTACCTTAATTGTCATACATCCTGCCTTACTTCCTTTTTTCATCATAGATTCAAGTAAATCACGCAGAATAACATTTGCGCCTGCTCTTAGCTCTGAAAAAACTTCTCCTTCAAAGCTTATCTCCTGAGAATATTCATTCATTCTTTTTCACTCCTTTACTTGTATAAGGTGTCAATCCTCTCCATTATGGCATTAAGCTTTACCTCGCCTATGCCCTTTACCTCTTTTATCACTTCTCGTATATCCTCCGGGGTAACTGCTGCCTCCCTATTGTCGTTACCCGCCTTTACTCCGTTATCAAAGCCTTCCTGCCATACTTTCGTGTAGAACTCACTCATGCTAGTATGGTCCATTCTCTTTATCTCTTTGTACTTATCTCTGCTTATCAGATTCTTAGACTTTTTTGACATGTTCTCTCCTTCCCTTACTCAACGCACACAGTATTACTCTCAGACAAGCCCTCAACTTTTAACTCTTTGATAAGTTCTGATAAGTCTGCGCAAGTTTTCCCAATCTTTACTGCTCGTTCATAGCCTCTTGCAGCCTCTCCAGCGTAACTAATTATCATTTCATCAGACAACTCTAAGAATGTGTTTATTTTTCTAAGCCTTTTCAAAATCTCTTCAAGCGTCATATCTAATCCCTCCTTGAATTGCCCTGCTCTTCTTTCTCAACCCTTATCTCTTCGCTACAATAAGACAATGCCATAGCTGTAAATATAAGGACTGCCCCACTTCCTGCTATCTTAAGCCCTGCTAAGCCACCCCATATAGCTGTTAATGCTCCCAGTGTGAGCAATAACACTCCTGCATAAGTTATAATATTGACTGCTCTATCCATTTTCATATCCTCCATTATTCCAATATGTATAAAATCTTAATTCCCATCTTCTCAGACAGCTTTATCTCTGCTGCCATCCCTTCGCTGATTCCGTATTTAGTACCTACAAGCATTACATCACACATCTTTAAGAGCTCAAGGCTTAATCCAGTTCCCTTCTTTCTCTCTTCCGGATTGCTGTCCTTAAGGACTTCAGTAAGATACAGGTGTGGTGTAATTGGAATAGTTTCAAAATCAACCATTAGCTTAGTTAGATGCCTTGCATATCTCTTATTCCTGATTCGCTTAAATATATTCCCTCTATAAGGGCTGCATACATAGCCGTATAACATAACTCCTCCTTAATATGTCCTGTCTCCCATCAATGCTCTTACAATGTCTTCACGCTTATAGAGGCCTGCAACATTGGGCACTTTTCGGAACTTCTTTTCCAGTTTCTTTTTATCCTCGCCTATCAGCTCAATTATCTGAGGAAGGGTATAGGTATCTTCAAAGAATAATGCTAACAACTCTATCTGCATTTCCCTTTTATACCTTAGGTCAATCTCTTTCTTTTTGTGTGGGCTTTCATTCCCTGTATGGTGTTCGGGGCATAGGTATTTATAATTTAACTTAAAATCAAGCCCTCCCTGTGACCTAAACACGATATGGTGCCTTTGCCCCTGCTGATTACAGCCCTTTACTTCACAGATTTCCATCGTCACCTCCAACAAATTTGACATTATGCAGTTTCAAGGACATATCAAGCAGCTTCCACAGTTCAACATTGGCAGGAGGCTTGCCGTCTGACTTCTTCCACCTTGACTGCTGCCAACTTGTTAACCATCCATTGTTGATACAGTTCTTGATATATTTACAGTCAATGCTTAGCTCTACTTCACAAGGTTTGATAAGGGCTTTTAGCACCTCTACGCTTAGCTTTAGTGCAAGTGCGTTCCTTGTATCGTTTTCTATTTCTGCTTTGATTTCCTTTTCGTGCCGTTCTCCCTGTTCGTCTACATAGATAATCAGGGCTTTAGCCGTTCCGCTCCCTTTGGGATTCCCTTTGTGGTCCAGGCTTGTAATTACTTTAACTTTCATTCTGCCACCTCGTACAATCTGCTTAACTCGGCCGCACGCTCAGATATTTTAAGAGCATAGTCGCTGGGAGTATTTATATTCATTTTTGCGTAAGCCACACCTCCGTTATATGCCATAAGTACAAAGTAAAGGTCGCTATCTTTTTCTTTGTATTCCAGTAATATATCTATTGCCACCTTTACGCAGCCTCTTGGCTCTTTTAGGTCAGCCACACCAAGGCTCTTCATCCTTTCCCTGCTCCACCTTGGTTGTATCTGCATTAAGCCAATACTTGCTCCATTGTCTCCTACTACATTAGGATTCAATCCGCTTTCTCTTTCCGCTATAGCAAGTATTAGAAAAGGATCTATGTCTTTGCTACCTGAGTATTCTATTATCCACTCCCCTAAGGAAGAGTTCATAAAATCCACAGCCTTTTTATCTGCTGCCTTTAGCTTGGCTTTCTTAGGCTTAGCCCTCTTTACTGTGGCTTTCTTTGGTTTGTCAGGCATTACAGGGCTTGCCTTCACTGCCTGTATAGATTTCTCTATAGGCTTACCCCTGATAGTTAGCGACAGGATAATTAGTAATGCGATAACTCTTAGATTCATGTTTTTTCCCTCCTAATTCTTTCTCTCGTCTAGCGTTTATCACATTTATTGAGGTTTTGAACTAATGTGTTCATTGTGGATAAGTCTACAAACCCTATTAAATGCTAATCGAAACGGCTTTTTTTGATAAATTATAGAATGTGTCGCAAATCTTTGGTTCGTTTAGCGTTTATGCACCTTTCAGAAGTTTTTTAGTGCTTTTTCAATATGCCTACTATCCACAAACCCTATTAAATGCTAATCGGAGCAGACTTTTTATATTTTCCTTTATTTCTTAAAATCTTTCTCCCGATTAAGGTTTATGCACCTTTCCGAGTTTTTGAACATTTTTGAACTGCCTAAAAATACCCTCAAACCCTATTAAACTTTAATCGAGACAGACTTTTATAAAAATGTAGAATGAATTGCAAATCTTTGCACCGATTAAGGTTTATGCACCTTTCAGACTTTGAACAGTTTTATCCACTTTTACCCTTTATCTCCGGGAGCTTAACCATCGTATACTTTTGGATAGGTGCACCCGTAAAAGGATTGATTCCGTTATAAACTGTATCTTTATCTATGTAATATCCCTTTTTAGGTTTAGGTGTATCCAGCCAATTTATTGACTTGATAATAGTAGTCTTCTTTACCGGCTTGATTAAATTCCTGCTACAGGTATAATGCTGTTTAGCCCCTCCATCATTTGCCTTGTAAGTCTTGGATGTCTCTTTTATAAAATACGCTGCCAGCTCTCTATACTGGCCCGTATCATCTAAAGGGGTAAAGTGAGGGCTACCCCATTCCCAACAATCCCTGACTATTTTATTTATATTAGCCTCTATACCATTTATGATTAGGTGGTGGTGGATAGCTGTGTTTAAATACTCAGTCACGCAGATATATTTAAGCTCTTGCTTGTATTTTTTATACTCTCTTCTAAGAACTCTTAAAAACTTAGCCAATCTTTTTTTGGCTTCTTCCGGACTTGGCCTTAAATCTTTTCTGTAAGTAAGGACTAAGTGATAATCTCCGTAGCCAAAGTTAGCGTTTATTAGTCTTGCTAGTCTCGCCTCGGTATTTATCCTGTTTATCTTTTTCATTTCTTCAGGAGTAATCTGTACCCTGCCCTCTCTAGGTCTGTGATCATTTAAACTCCTGGTATGACTTTTTATAACTTCTATAGTTTTTCCTGCTTCTATTTCAGTTTTGTAATACATGACTTTATACCCCATTTCTTTAAATATGGTCGTAAAGTTAATAGTTTGAACAAGTGCTAAAAGCGTATAATTACGCGGTTTTTCAAACTTTTTTCTTTACTTTTTAGCTGAAACGTAGTATAATAATCATGCGGGATATTAAACTACGTTCCAACTTAGAGGCGGTCTTCCTATCCGCCTCTTTTTTTATGTCATGGCTGCAAGCATCTTTTTCTCAAAGGCTATTTGCCTTAATCGGTACGCTTCCAGCTCATCCGTGTCAAACATAATTTTACTATTTGACCTAGTAGGATCTGCCCGCCAAGCAATTTTTGTGTGCTTGTCCGTATAAGCTCGCCGTAGAAAAGATTCTGAGATTCCCATTCTTACTAGTGCTTTCATTGACATTACTTTTGCAGGATAATCCATAGCTTTCTCCTTTCTTTGTATCCATAAACTTTATTCCTCTTTCGGGCCTTTCTTTGCAGTTGCACTTCTCGCCCGGATCTAAATTACCTCCACAACCCGGACATATCTTAAAATATGGCATGCCTGTCCTCCTTTCGCTTAAATGCTTATCAAGCTGCCTTACCCTTCTAATTCCTCTTTCATCTCTTTGCTGACTTTAGTAAATGCCCACACCATCAATATTATTGGTGCTGTGACAAATACGATTTTTACTCCCTCCAATACATATCCCATAGCTACCTCCTTTTATCCAATCATTAAGAGCCTAAATACTTCCCTTCCCCTTGGTGTTATAAGCGTTTGTATCCCTGAGTGGGTATCATTCGCCCATTCTTTAACCTCAAAATACTTTGTATTCTCTGTGGCTGTGTTGGAATAGGCCGCATAAGGCTTTATATCGTTTTTCTTGCTTCTAAAACAGTACTTGTTATTAATGAGCCAATCTATAAACTCTTTTCGCTTTATTCCCAGCTCCTTAGCAGTATCCGTAAAGTTAAGTAGCAGATTGCGGTCCACAAGGTTATCAAAGTAATCAGCCTTGGGCTGCAATTCAGCTATCTTCTGCTCATTGGCTTTGATTACATTCTGAGCAACTATCATAGCGTTGGCTAATATCATTTCAGGGCTAGCACTCTCCTGTCCTGCGATATAGCCACCGTTTTTCCTGATAGAAGGTATAACCTCGCCAGTTACCCAATCTGTAAATTTTTCTGCCTCTGCTTTCTTGCTCTGAAAGATTGTTTTATACAGGTTGGATTCATTTACATATAAAAGGGATTGCTTGCCTCCTTTTGTAAGGGTGTCGATTGTGTCTACCCCCTTTTCTGAAAGCCTGTTTTTAACATCTTTGTGATTGGCTATTCCTAGGATCCTACATACATCTAACAAGCAAAACCAAGGTTCATTATCTACCTCTGCAATTCTGACTTCACCGAACTCGGAACTGCTGAAAGTTTTTAGTTCTGTCATTCTCTCACCTTCTCCCTACGCGTATTTCTTATGGGCTTGTGCCAGCTCCTGCTCAGATACATCTAAATATATCTGAGTTGTTTCAATGCTTTCATGGCCTAAAAGCTTAGACACCTGTTCAATTGGCATTCCCTTTCTTAAAGCCATGGTCGCACCGGTTCTTCTAAACCTGTGTGGGTGTGTTTTCTCAATCCCTACTTTTTTACCCAATTTTCTTAAGCTGCTTTCTATAACACTTTTGTCAATATGCTCACAACTTACCAACTCTTTGTGCTTCCACCATTCCTTGGGCTTTATATTGAGGTTTTTACATGTCTTTGAAAAAATTCCATCATCGCCAATAACTGATATGCTACATTTGGCAAAAAGATACTCGCTTTCGTCACTTCTTTCACTTAAATACCTTTCAAGAGTAATTCTTGCTTTTGCATTTAAGTAACATATTCTCTCTTTTTCTCCTTTGCCATGTACCAAGACTGAGTCAAATGTCTCTGAAAAGTCTTTAAGCTTGATTTGAGTAAGTTCCGACACTCTGCACCAAGTAGATACCAAAATTTCAAATATGCAGCGTAAACGTATATCATCACCGATTGCAAACCTTAATTGTTCAAGTTGGATTTCTGAAAAGGCATCCTTCTTAGTCTTGGGAACCTTGACTTCATCAACTTTATTCATAGGGTTTTTTGTGATAATCTCCTCCCTTACCATCCATTGAAAGAAAGATGAAATTACCCTTAATATGTTTTTTTGATATACCTTGCTCGCGCCATCCTTAACCTCTTTTGTAGCTAAATATATCTTTATGTCATCTGAGGTTATGTTTATGGGTGACTTTGATACTGTCCTAAAGAATCTTGTAAGTTCTGCCTTGTATTGCTTAAGGGTTCTTTCTGTCCTACCTGCAACTCTCTTATTCACTAAAAAAAGTTTAAGATATTTTTCAAAATCATCTTCTTCAAGGACGGATATCTCCGTACACCTGTCAGTTATTTCGTAATTGTCCAAAAGAAGGACGAGTCTGCTTTTTATAATACCTGTATCAACTCCTGAGCTAATAAGTACCATCATTATTTCATTTAGAAGCTTATCCCTCAAAACATCACCCCCACTTCCATGGGTGTTCTAAATATCCTGCTTTCGTCATACCCTTTTCGATAAGGTTCAAGAAGAGTATCACCTTGAACTACAACGGCTTTTATCCCTATTAGTGATAACTGAACATAAGTCATATATACGCTGTTCCAATCCAAATCCTGTGCAACAACATGCATCTGTTTTTGATAATTTACTCCTTGATTTTTCATGACCTCTGCAACCGCAATTATCATCCCCCCTCCGCCTGAGGAAGGCTCATTTACTTCAAGTATTTCAGATTCAGCAAGCTTGCTGATCTGTTCGTCATATACTAAGCTTGCAGTAAGGTAAGATAAGTGGTAGGGCGTGAAAAACTGTCCTGTTCGTTTGCTTCCACAACCTGATTTCATGTATATATCTCCTAACATATCGCACATTTTATCCTCAAAGCATAAGGTTAAAGCACCTAACATATCTGTAAGCATCTTTAATTCTTCCTTGTTATACTTTTTGAAGGTATCAAGATACTTTTCTTCGCGTTCCATATATATTTTGTCCTTAAATGGTCTGCACGCATTACTAATGGAAATAGCCGTCATAGATACCCAGTCAGTGAATACCTGATAGGGACTGAATCTACCTGATAGTTTTTCAATACTATCTATTATCAATTTTTCATAATCCATTCATTCTCCTTTCTTCGCTGCCGGGCGGTTTACTCCTCTTCACACTCATCCTGTA